TCATCGTCTGGTGAAAAAAGACAAATCGTAGCACTTCTGCGTACACCGCCAGATATAACAGCGTCAGCAGCATGCATAACAACATCGTAGACATCTATAGGTCTCAGTTTTCTAGTTGAAAATAGCGCTTCCTTCAACGCTTTATCTAAAACTTTCTTAACGTTTGTTAGGGCTTTTTTAAGAGGCTCCGGGCCGGGGGCTTTGCCGGAACTTGAGCTTAGATATGAACCGGCTGGTCTGATTTCTGAGAAGTCAAAGTTTACGGTCCTACCCGTATATTCAGAGAACAGTTTGTCATTTTCAAAATAACTGCTGACTAAAACGCCAACAGCGTCAGACCACCCTTCTATTGTATCTGGAATGATGAATTTCTTAGTACCCTCTTTCTTTTGAACCAGCTTGGGTAGCTTTTCTACGTGGTGCTTCTGCACCGAAAAGCCTACACCACAACCGCAAAGAAGAAGATACATGCATTCTTGAAAAAATCTTGGTCTATCAACATACGACGCAATGCAGTTATACACTCTGGCGTGATGTTTAAAGATGGGCTTGCCACCAAACTGTAGCGCCCTCTGAGAACCTAAGACTCGCTTTTTATACATTAGGTCATACGCCCAATCAATATCCCCGTTGACCTCGGGATATTGTTCGTGCATCATTTCCCTAACGCGAGTGACAGATTCTTTCCAAGTTTCCCTTCTCTTCTTTTCGGGAATCCATCTAGCATATTTGCTAACAAACGCATAATTTTGTAGTTCTGTGACTGACATCGTATATATTTCTATCCGTTTTTGGTCCCGGTAGCTAGACCTTCCCTAACCATTATAGCTGAGAAATCCTCTCCGTCAAGGAAGACTCTTCCCACGGCGCGACCAAAGGTGAACACATCTTTTATCTCCCCCTCTGGGTCGGCGGGTATATGAATAATAACTTCTTTATCCATCAGCTTGTCTTTTGCAAAGCTTTTGGCTTTTAGCCCTCTTGCTTTTTCTTCTTTGTCCCTAGTTCGTGTTTCTGGCGCCCAACAATCTTCCAGTCTAATTCGCATGCGTCTTTCGATTAGAACATCAACAGTATCTCCATCGATAACCCGTGTTATTTTAGCTTTGGTGGTAAAGCCCTGTCGTGGTTCTTTCATGGCTGTCTCTCTGGATACTTTATAAAAAAGGCCCGTAGCGGTTAGGCTACGGGCCTGTAATTTTTAAGAACGACACTGGAAACTAATCAAGCACAGCATAGTAACGCTCACGTCTATCGATATAGTTTAGTTCATTATGATTACAAATAATGCTCGATGCTCGTAGGCTGGCTGGATAAGTGTCGTTCTAGCTCTTATAGGAGGGGCAGCTTTGTGCGCCGTCGCTTTAGAACTCTATAAAATCCAGCAATAGATATACACTATATTTCTCGCTAACTCGAAGAACTTTTCAGACTACTCACCAGTTGATTTAGGTGCGACAGGTCGGGTTCAATAAAGTTAACTTCAAGGCCATTCTTAGATAAGAATTCATAAGCCATGCGGTCTTCTTCAGATTGACCATGAGCTTTAGACCCCTTTGGTACATACCACTCATGAATGCCATTTTGCCATAACAACTTCGCGCAGGTGGCACATGGTAGATGTGTGATATAAGCCGAATACCAATCAACCTGTTTAACAATCAGATTGCTTATGGCGTTAGCTTCTGCGTGAACCATAAACGGGTACTTTCCCGGTCGGGTCGTTGGGAGGGAACTGTCATCCACGCCGCCGGGAAATCCGTTGTATCCCACTCCAACAACCGCATGTTGGCTATTAACTATAACGCAACCAACTTGGGTTTGTGAGTCGTGGCTTCTTGTAGAAACGTAGTGAGCAAGTCCAATAAAATAATCGTGCCAAGAGGGCCTATTTTGCCGAGGTTTCATAGGTTCGTTTCTTGTTCCTGTTGCGTCTCTCGTTCTTTAAACGCTTCCTGTCTCGCTTACTCTTTTTTCTAATGGTCTTTCCCATTTTAAAAAACCACAGCCGTTAAATATCTATAAGCACGAACACTAAACGAATACTTTTTTGTCAATTTAGACATAACTAAATACCAGCCTCCGTCTTCCATATTAACTTCCGATATCTTCGTAGGAACTCTGGTTATACAAAGGTCATATGTTTCCTCCGCATCATCTGCAATGTCAATATTTTTTCTTGTTAGTTCCTGAATAATTTCGTCATCAAACTTCTTGTAGACATACTTACCCCTAAACCCCAACAGCTTGCAGGTAAATTCCATGTGGCTAGACGGGTCTTTCGATTTATCAATTTCAATTATGCTGTTTAAGTCTGATACCACCACTCCAGAGCGGTCATACAGAGTTTTAAGAAAATAGGCATCTTCTATAAGCTTGTTCTTATGTTCGTCTGGTATGCTAATAGAACCACCAGTTTTTCCTTTATACATATGTCTCAATATTCTTTCAAAAGGCTCTTGCCAGTCCTTTAAATCTTCTCCCTGTATAACCCTGTCCATTATGGCTCCAGTATTTCTAGTCCGTGAATACAGTGACGCATATCTTCTTCTAAACCAATCTCTTTTTCAAACTTTTGTGTTTCTATATCAAACATAAGAACTCTAGCCGGTGAAGAGCCTAGGAAGATGTAGTTTTCTAATCTAGCCAGACCCCTGTTCCAATTGTTTTCAGCTATATCGTCAGCATAATATTTAACTGATTCGGAGCGGGGGATGTCAGCAGTCTTACAAATGGAGTTTCTAATAATCCCCAATTTGTTCCAACCCGTTAAGTTAACGAGATTAAAATCATCGTATTCATAGAAATTGTGTTGAAAACTTTTGGCTCTTTGAATTATGGGCATTGACTCGACTACACTCATGGTGTCAAAGTCGTATAGATGTGTAATTAATCCGCCAACCACCAGCCTATCGGAAAACGAAGAAATCGAATTAATGTGAAAGTTGTCGTTTTCCTTAACTTTAGATACGTCAGTCAGGTGTTTGCCCGTAAGAGTTTTGTAATCACTCTGGCTTTCACCTAATATTTGATAGACGCCAACGATATTAAAGTCTAGGTCCACCTGTACTATACAATCTATTGCTGTAGAGGTGACCCAAATAGAACCTGCGAAAAAGCATATTTCGTGAATTGAACGAAAAGCCTCGCGGTCTTCAAGCTTTCTGACTACTTCGAAAGTTTCTTTGTCTAGCTCGATGAGACTAGTGGCGCTGGCAACGATAATTCTATCGTCGAGGACGCATATTCCTCTAAGGCCGCGCTCGCCACCTCGCTCGTTGTCATTGACGAAATGCTCGTCGTAGGGGGCGTGATGAATTACGCTCTCTTCTTCTACGTCGATAACATAAAGCCCACCGTGGCTAGAACCATGTTCAGCAGCCCTAACCACGGTGGTACAGATAATCTTCATTCCTATAACCTATGATGCTCTTAGGCTGTCCCCGACAATCCAAGCACCGCCTAGAAGGACTACGTGGTTAACCTGTTCTGGTGAAAGGCCAAGACCGAAAGCGTCGAAAGCTACAAATACAACGCCACCGATAGCAAGCCAAAATCTACGAGATGAAAAAAGACCGGAAACCTTATTCATATTTAGCATCGTTGTTACCTCTTTTGATGTTTAGCAGTGTTGGAAACTTTACAGAATCCTTAGTTTTCTTTACTCCTTGAGCCGCAGCAGCAGTTCCTCCTTCTATTGGAAGTGAGACAATCTCTTCCAGAGTTGGGGTTTTGGCGTTTTCGTCAATTGCCCAAAGAATCTTCTCTTTTTGAGCATACTCCCTCATTCGTCTGACGGGAACTATCAAATTGAAAGTTTCTCCAGCACCTCTAACAAGCATGCCAACATATTTGCCAGCATCGGCGCCAGATTTTTCAGAAAGAAATACTCCTCCACCAGATGAGCCGGGAAAGCCGGGACATGAAGTCTGGTCAAATACTACACCATCTCCAGTGCCAAGGTCAAGAACTCTCCCTACCTGTGACATTATACCCCGCGTTTGCGAATTTGAGCCTACTTGTCCGAGTAAACTTCCCACATGATATAATTCCGTTCCAAGAGAAATCGGCTCGTCGTTGTTGACGTGAAATTTAACCCCTTTGGATATGAAGTCTCTTTTCCTTACCATTAAAAGAGCTAGGTCTTCTCCGTTTTCAGAATCACTATACTTTATAACTTTTGCGTCCATCTTAAGCTCTCCGACTCGACGCCCATTTTCTACAAGCTCTTTAACGATTTGGGCATCTTTAAATTCAATAATCCTTCTCGTCTGTCCATCTTTAACAATTCTTCTTTCAGAGCGGAGGCCGTCTACAACATGGGCCGCAGTCCAAATAAAGTTAATTTTTTCTTTCCCTCTCTTGGTTTGTATTTCCCGTGTAATTATTACCCCAGACCCTTCGCCAAGCCCACTCTTTACAGTAACAGATACGTCCTGCAAAAACTGGGAAACGTCTTTAACAGGAGTTTCCTCTGCTAGAACAGTCGGGGAAAACGAAATAGCTAGGGCAGCTATAATAGTAGCCAAGATTTTCATGATAGAATCCTTCCTTTAGGTATAAAAAAAGATGGCCCCTTTTGGGGGCCATCCCAGAAAAAACTAATTACTCAATGACCTCTCCACCGTTACCCTGCAACTCTCTTTCGAGTTGACGGTTAGGTGAGTTGGGGTCATTTTCTGCTACGCCGGGAGCAACCGGAACATTGTTGGTTGAAATCGGACGAAGCTCATCTTCAGTAAATTCACTACCAAGGGCTGGGTGCTTAATCCATTCAATGGTGGGAATATGGCTGACATCATAACTGACGAAGTCTTCGGCTGTCAAGAAGAAGCCTTCTTCTCCCTCGCTAAAGACCTTCTCGGCTGTTGCGACAGGAACTCTGAATAGCTCTACGCACATAAGCCTGTAGCCTTCGCGGAAGAGCTTCTTCATTTCCTGAGCCGTAGGTTCTGACCAATCGTTGCCCCAAGTGTTTTCACTTAGCTGGGCAATATTGCTGAGACCCTGAAGGCATAGCTCAATCCATCTACGGCAGTAGTCGTTCTTCACATCGAAGTAACGAATTGGATAAAGCTTAAAGGCCCGTCTCTCGTGACTGATGTGATGAGCCTCAAGTCTTTCCATGTTGTCTCTCTTGGTGTTTGTGTCAATCAGATTGCACAAACGGACAAACATGTTGTGATGATGCTTCACCGCGCCAAGCGTCGGAGGGCCGGGAACGAAACAGTCGGTACGAACCGAAAATGCCTGTAGGTGTTCGCCAACCTTTTCAAACAGGCGAGCTAAGGCGAGGTTCATGGTCTCTTTGTTGTCCCCGACATTGGGGATAGCCCACTTCACGCCCTTGTACATGTAAGGAAGAATTGCGTCGTGGGTAGGGATGATTAGATTTTCTGACATTTAAGGAACTCCTTATTCTATGTTGAATTTCTCTTTTAATCTCTGACGGATAAGAGTGTCAAGCTGACCCATTGTCATAGTTTGGTCATTTTGATACTCATTAGTCAGTTCACCAATAACCGTCATAATTTGCTCTGAGGTTACTGTTTTCCTAGTGCTAAACGGTATGTTGATAAACTGAGGTGGTAGTCCATGAGCAGCTACTGGTTGTTGGTGATATGGAGTTGCAACAGGCATTCCGTAACCAGTAAAGCCGGGATGTAGTCCTTTCTGCAAATCATCAATTTCGTTGCTTGTTTGTGGTTTAGGACATTCGTCTGGAGACATTACATATTCATTTTCGTGTTTATGTTTATGAATATGCTCATGTCGATGAACGTGCTCTTTTGCATCACTGTCCAAGCTTGGAGGATGTGAAGGCCCCATATTATCATACCCTTCTTCTCTATCTAAATCTTCATTATCTTCTCCTCTTTTCTTTTTTCTTCGTCTTCTATTAAGCAAGAATGGGACACCATACTTAAGAGCTAACATACCTAAGCTGGCTCCCCCAAGGGTAAAACTTACATTTTCAACAGTATTGCCATTACCACCAGTCGCTCCGTCGAGATAATGCGAGCCGTTCTCCTGCAATTCTTTTATAAACTTGTCTTTGTTGCCAACAAAAACTAAAAGTTGTTCTATTCTAGAACTCAAAGACTGCTTCTGCCCTTCTACAGCCCCAAGCAAATCTTTCAATCCGTTAATTTCATTATTAGCGGTCGAGAGATTTCCACTGACTCCAGAAAGTTCAGCTTTAAGACTTTCAGACAAAGATTCCAGATTCGTCAATTTTTCCTGAAGCTCTGTAATCTTGTCGAGATATTCCTGTCGCTCTTTGTCAAAGTCCACAGGAGGGTCTACAGGAGGGTCTACAGGACCACCGGGGTCTGGTCTGCCGGGCCAACCATTAAAACCACCACCACCGCCGCCATCTGGCGGGTTCGGGTTAGAGGGGGGTAATTGAGGTGGTTGGTTAGGTGGGGGACATCTGTTCCAAGGACACCAAGGAAACAGACCGTTTCCTTCATACAGTTCCCCAACTCTTACGCCTCCGTAGTATTTTGCCGTATCTGCAACGCTACCATCGGTCATCTTCAGTTCAGGACAAAACATAAACTCGCCCTTGATGGTTTTCCTGAGACCTCCCTTGTAGGGAATAACCACATGGTCTTTAATTTTATGTTGGCAATGTGGACAAGTGTGATTCAATCTTTCTTTTGCAGACTTGGTGTTTTTGCCTTCTTCTTTTTCATAAACTAAATTATAGGAAGTCTCAATTGAATGACCCCTGCCATTCCCCTCCATTATATCATAAATTTGTTTAAGAGAAAGACCGGCGCCATAATCATTTGGCCCATCATCTGTCCAAGCACCATCTCCAACTCGCCAAGCTAGCAGGATTCCAATTCTGCTCTGAAGTTCGCCCTTGTCGTCTTTGACAAGAATAAGAACGCCGCTACCGGACTGGCCACCAATCGGCGCAGCGTTAAAGCTAACAACCGCTCCGGTGTTGGTCATTACTCTACCCTTCCAGTAACATGCCCATTGTGCAGAAGGGCATCCCCCACCCATGATTAAATCATTGGGTTTTACTACTGTACCTTTGGGGGCGAGGGGAATAACTCTGGGAGGATAACGACCAAAGTACTTCTTTTTAACTGAGAGAACCGCCAAGTCAAGAGCAGTTCCCTCTTCATAGGCCACGTACTCAGTATTGAAGGGAATCATTGCAGATTTATAACCATCTTGGAAAAATTCCAAATGGCCCCTTCTAGCGTGTTCAATAACGTGACCGTTTGTTAAGACGTAATAGTTGTCTTTATCTTCAGAAAATACCGTGCCGCTTCCACGAGCACTGTTTGTGTTTACTCTGCATACAGCATCTAAGGCTTCGTCCATCGTCAACGGTTGTGCTTGCGCTGCGCTGACGAGCGACCCTAGCGTTAAAGCGATTGCAAATATTAGCTTTTTCATCATTATATTGGACCTTTCCATGGGGCATTAACCGTCAGAAAGTCCTTGTTACAAATCCTGATTATATAAATTACCAGTCTTTTTGTATAGTAAACTGGTATGAAAATAGAGCCGACCTTGCTAGGTCAGCGGGGGTAGTCGCGGAATCTGCCAAGTATGGAGTTGGGTCAAGATAATTCTTTCTATAAGCATAAGTGACAGCCGTACTGCAAACAAAAACCTCGTTGGGTTCTTCGTCTTTCATATTTTGTTCGGCTAATCGACAAAACGGAGCGTAATGTTTAGCAAGTTTCCAAAAATTTTTCCAACCATAATCAAGGCCGGTAATCTCTTTCATGGTATCTCCGATGCGTTCTGATACGCTATTTTTACCATAATCAAGATTATACTTAGAGTCGTCAATTCTAATCAAATCAGCAGCCCGAAATACATCAATATTATCTGGATGCGTTTCGACCTGACTTTTCATAGAAACGGCTCTTCCGCCCTTGAACTCTCTAAATTCCACACACTGCAAATCGTCATCGTCCCAGTGGGCCATAGCCGCGTGACTATGCGCTCCACCGCCATATCTTTTTATCAGCCAAGACATCAGTCCCTCACCACGAAACAGTAGAACATCAGCTTCTTTTATCTGTTTTCGAGCTTGTTCGTAAGGGACTAATTTCATTTGTCACTTTCTAGCTTCTTATCTATTCTGTCTAGAATATCCGCTATTCTTCTTTGGTCGTTTACAATTTGTATCATTATCTGTTGCATATCTTTTTGAGTTTCTGCCCAGCTTCTAGGTACGTAGACTAGCGGAGTACCATCAGAATCTTGCCGGGAAATAACTTTGTAGGTATGATTCAGCCAGCTTCTTTCGTCGTCCATTAAAACTGACTTCTGCGGAACCGCTTTTAAAATTAGAACTTCAATGACCTTCCCCAAGCCCAGAACAATAGCCACGATTGCGGCTAACACAGGAATTGAAAAAATATCTGACTCCATAGGTGGGTGCCTTTCAATAAAAGAGGGGGCCGACTGTTCTGTGTGTCAGCCAACCCCCTCCGTGAAATTGGATGTTAAATCTTAGCCACCAGTTTTGGCCTTGTAGTCATCCTGTTTCGGAGTCAATGCCCCGTGCATGTAAACCAATTCGCCGGGAATGGCTCTTGTGGGAGTAGCAGCATCATCTGTTGCCGCCGTTGTGCCATCGCCAGCTTGGACAAAGTTCTTTACAGCCCCTGCGCTTCCATGCTTGGTTGCAATACCAGTCACGTAATTAATAGAGGTGATGTTGTAGTCGTGGGTTTTGACTATTGGATTGATAGCGCGACGGCCAGCCTTGTCAGATGCGCCGCTCTGAAGAATGGTATTGCTGACATTGTTGACCTTGGTGCTGTAGCCACGAAGCAGAAACTGAGGGTCGCTCGCAGCGGGTTGATAAGCCAACGTTCCAGAACCCTTGCTTGTAGTGACACCGGGCTTAAACTTGGTTCCCGTGCTTGCAAGGACTTTGCCGCCATAAGCTCCAGCCTTGTGAAGAACATCCATTAAAGTATCAGAATTTGTAACAGCGTTGGTGCTGTCAACGTTGCCACCGTTAAGAACGGTTGCGCCATTGTTTCTCTTGGTGCTTCCAGAAATAGTTGTTGTAGCCATTTGATGACCTCCAATAAAAATGCCCAGCAAAACAAACATGATGTTTTAGATTAGAACAAGACCAGTAACCATAAGCACTGTGAACTTATTCCACATACCAACCACGTTTTTTACTGGGGTGCTGTTTTTCCTGATTGTCCTGTACGATGGTCCTAATCCAAGCTATCATACACCATTTTTGAGAAATTCTTCGGCTAATCGTGGAGATGTTAACCTAATAGAATGTATCCCAGATTCTCTAAACATGTCAAAATGCGCAGGTGTCCATATTCTTCCACACGATATCACCCTAATTCCTGTTTCTGATTGAATTCTATTAGAAATGATTACGTTGTCTAAAGTATCATCCACCATAGTTCCGGTGGCGTTTGCCACATATTCGATTCCCTCTTTCAAAAAAAGGCCGCATAGAGGGAAAATAATTTTTTCAGAAAGAAGTCTGTATTCTATGATTGGTCTAAGCTGAACATTGCCGTCTTTGCATGCCGTTAAGCACGCCCTCATATCTTTTCGTATAGCTTCCCAATTTTCTTCAGAGGCGTCCGTACTGTTTATGCAAAGGTCTATCAGACTGGCCCCTTTCCTGATAGAGACTATTATTTCGTGAATTCTAACCGACGTTTCGCTCAGACCGTAAGGAAAGTCTACGGCGGCAGAAATGTCGATGTATTCTTTGAAGAATGAGGCTTTAGAAACAAGCCCGGAAGGAACAGAGATACAACTAGCTGTGCATCTTGTGCCAGTAAAGATGCTGCTTAGAATCGAATCATAGTCTGCGATTCTATCATAACAAGCAATTTCCAACTCCATTAGTCTTCTGAGTTCACAACTATCCCACCGGAGATAACCCTAGCTTCGTTGTAAACAATCATCTTTTCTAAAAAGGCGTCGTCATCTTTATCATTAGTAAAGGTGTAGTCGAGTTCACCATTTGGGAACACGAATATAGCCCAGTGTTTGCTCTCGGCTTTTAGTCTTTTTTGCAGGGCTTCAACCTCAAGTCTCACAGACTCGTCTTCAATTTTGGCTTCTTCAATATGAATATTGCACAGCGCATTTTCAACCTCAACCCTGACATCTCTAAAGTTGAACAGTTTTGCAACACCCAAGAAGAATCTATATCTAGTTAAAACGACTAGAACCTCAACACCACCGATGGATTCAATTGTATCTTTTACTTCTTCTGTGATATCAAAGTTGGTGTATCCCATCCAGCAGTCAAATTGCTTAGTTGGACTCATCCGGTCATGTAGGCGATACATGCCAACCGGAGTAGAAACAATCGTGGGAAGTTCCGATATAAACCCAGAGTATAACTCTGTGATATCAATCTCTTCGCCTTCTTCTTCTTTTGTGCTGGACTGTAGTTGAGAAAAGGGGTTTATAGGAGAGTTTTGCTCTACTTCATCCTCCCATTTTTCCCAAGCGATTTTTCTAACCAACGACATGGTGGCCTCCTAGCTATATAGGAATGTTAGTATCGTCCAGAGATGTGCTAATAACCTGAGTAGGTTTGACAAGGGGGTTATCCCCCAAGGTTTGTCCCGCTGTTAGTAGCTGTAAAAATCCTAGCAGTTTTATGTAATCTTTTTCGTTACCGTCTGCTATACAGGAATCTTTTATGATTTTTAAAATCTCTTCAGCTAAAAGCCCATTATTGACTAAGTAAATGAGTTGAGCAAGATTAAATACGCTGTCTTCATCCCACTCACATTCTATCCCCACGTCTGCATTATCATGGAGAATAAAACGTAGAGAACACGGAGCTTCAGGTTCTAGCTCTGGCTTCTTCTTATTGAAGAACTTAGAAAAAATACCCATGGGGTTACCCCAACGCTTGAACTATTTCTACGCAGCTTTCAGCATGTTCGTAATCTTCTACAGCCTTAAGATATTCTGCAAGAACGTAGGGATGCTCTCCGACACCTACTGGTTCCTCGTATACCCTCATTCTAATCTTGGCTTCTTCCATTTTTGATTGAAAATGGCTTGCAGCCGCCTGACGCACTAATGCTTTATGCGACACGGTCCTTCCTCCTTAAGTTCTTTTAGAATAATAGATTGCGCCGACCGGCGCTGGTCTTTACTTAATCTTTCAGCCCTTGCAAGCGCAACCATTCTTGCAGTCTACACCACAAGCGCAGACATCGCAAGCACAGTCTTCGCAAGAGCAAGCGTTGTGTCGAGGACACACGTCGTGGTTATGGCCGAGCAGAGGACACCAGTGCATAGCGTATCCAACAACTCCACCGATTAGAAAACATAGCCAGTGCTGCCGTACATAATTCAGTAACATTTTTTTCTCCTCGTTGTAGTGTTATTAGTATTTCATCCATTTTTTTATCTTTTCCGTCTTTCTCTTCGTCATCGCCATTCTTCTTGTACATTTTTCCGGCATCTTCTTCACAACTGCTCCATATTTTCAATAGAGAAATCACAATCATGGTGAGACTTGACGTGTTCGTAACTACTATAACTTTTCCCTTTTACCTTACAGAGAAAATTTCCCATGTCGCGTAAATGAACTAACTGTGCATGGTCGTTCATTATTTTCTTGCTTTGGGAACAATCTATATCCACTCCTTTGTTCTTTAAAAAAGAAATGAAAAGGAAGGCTTCGGGAGAAACCTCTCCGTTATTGTGTAAGCCCTTGTATAAGCCCCTATAATTTTCAACTCCGAGCATGGAACAGTGAGCAGGGTTTTTCCTAGCAGGAAGTTTTTTGCAAAAATCTAGAGCAGTTTGGTACATTCCAAGAATGTTCTCCGTTTTACCACCTGCTATATGGTCAGACGGATGAAGTTGTTCTAGGTCGTCTGGAGCAAACATAAAATTGCTTGTGGTTAATTTTTCAGGGCTGGACTTCATTGCTTGTATAAATTTTGATAGCTTTGTATAATACTCATCACATCTAAGTTTGATTGCATATTTTGTATTTACCTTTTTCAGCCCGTTTAAAGAGCTAGCAGCCTGATAAGCTACATTGGAATTATTATAGTAGTCGTCATATTTTGAGATGTCTTCTTTGACTACGGTGATGTTTTTATTTTCAATTATTTTATCAGCATTGTCTATAAAACTACCTACAGAATTTTCCCATGTAGATATGATAATTTTATCAACCAAATTTAAATACTCATCAAGGTGGTGCAATCCTTCTGCTGTGCTTTCGTCGTAGGTAGAGACAAGTGGGCCTTGCATAACTATTGTTACATCTTTATGTTTCATTCAACTTTCCGGCATCTTCTTCCTCAACGGGAACGCACTTCCCATCTTTCGCAACGTATCCTTCGTTGCAGTTAGGTGGATACCCAGCCTTCTTGTTCGCATTCGTATAAGATTCCGCTGCTTTGTTTAAAATGTGGTTTGCCCACTCATTTAAATCGTCTGACATAGTCTCACCTTTTACTCGCTTAACAAAGATTAAAGTTCTACCATTTTTTCTATGCCCTCCCCTCCTTTTGAAGTGGAAAAGCTCGCCAGTTTTAGGGTCTTCATATAAGAAAATCGCAGAAGATTTTCCTTTATTTTCCCACTTGCTGTTACAAAAAGCAACTCTTTGTTTAGAATCTGGAAAATCCCTTTTAGCCTCTTCGCTAGACATGCATCTAGAGATATAATTTTTCTTCTCTTCGTCTTTACGTGGCGATGGCATTTTAGAACCCTTATTTTTTGTGCCCGATTATAAGATAGTTGAAATCGACCATTTTGGGAAATTCCTCATGTATTTCAATTTCAAAATCATCTGTAAGCATATCGTGAAAATCGCTTAGTCTTTTTGCTGGCCATTTGTGGGGCACGGGATTCATCATAAGATAGATAGATTTTGATTTTTGTATATATCGTTTATAGTATTGAGATATCCCTTTGTTATCAAGTTCCGCAATGCAAAACTCGCTAATCGTCAAATCAAAATCTTCTGTTTCGCCAGAATTGGTTTCTACATTCAAAGCTGTCAGGTACTTTTTAGACAGGGCCACCACATTATCTAAGTCAACCAACTCATAAGATTTAATATCGTAGAACGAAGACAGAACAAAACAAAGTCCACCATATCCTACACCAATTTCGACTACATTTTTGTTATTTAATCCACCAAAATACTTTTCGATATCACACAGCGTATTTATCCTGTGCATCGTATCTGAAGAAATCATTCCGTACTTTTTTGAATCCCATAAACCGGGGTTTCCTATGGTATCATTCTTTTTGAATATGTCTATACTTTCTATTGCTTGTGGGAATTCTTTTTCTGCTCTTTCTAACCATTTCTTAGCTTGAAGTTCATTGCACATCCCCACTATGCTGTTATATTTTGGCTCACTCTTAAAGTTCTGAAAAGTAGACTCGTTATTAATGGCATCATCAACAATATCTGAATAATCATTTACTACTATTCTATTAACATCCCATTGTTTAAACTTATCTTTTGGTCTCTCAAATCCTTCATTTGAAAAAATGAGCATATCTCCTTCTTGACTGGCAAGATATTTATGAATATTTACTCTAGACATATTCGATGCTCATAATTTGTTTTGCTGAGTTCTCCCAAGAAAATCTTTGGGCTGTTTCTATCCCGCTGGTATTCTCTTCCAAATGACCGCCCTGTTTTAGCGCGTGAATATCCCGCATATAAGCGGCGATTAAATCGATTTGTTTATCGCCAATATGCGCCCACTCTCCCTGCCCGGTAAACCACTTCCCGTCATTGGCCTCTTCAAGAGTGTCTGTTTTTATCAGCATGCAATTATCGTCGTCACAAAACTCTGTATGGCCAGAATAGTCTGTGGCTATAACGTGCTTTCCGCAAGCCATCATCTCTAGAAGCTCTAAGTTCCACCCTTCTGCTCTGACTGGAAAAACCCCGCAATCAGCAGACTGCATAATATCCGCAACAGAAGTTTGGCTTTTCTGTTTTGGAATTATCTTAACATTGCTTCCCATCTTCGAGGTTTTGTATTTTCTCTCCCAGTCATAGTTTTCCTGCTGGCTATAGAAGGGGTTGGCACACATCATCCAAAGCTCAACATCGTCGTCTGGCTCAAAAGCCCTGTCGAAAGCCTCGCAGAGAATATCGTGTCCCTTTCTTATTTCCCATTTACCACAGTTAAAAAAGACGGTTTCTTTTCTTAGTCCAACTTGGGGAGAAAATATAGTTGAATCAACGCCTAGCGGAATAACGTGTACATTGTCGGGATTTATTGTTATATTTTCTACAACAATATTTTTAGCCCATTTAGAGCAAACAAACAATTTATCTACATTAGAAAGATGATAAGATTCTTTCTCGTTAAATTTGTTCAACTCAAATATAGGAAAGCCTATTTTGGGTCCACGACCAACAAATTGTGACATATCGTCTTGATGCCAAATTCTAATACATGGCGCATCAAAATCCGGCATATCGGCACGATGGAAGCATGTAGTCAAAAGCTCGTGGTCTTGTTCGTTAGGCCATTCTGGCCTTCCCATAGCCCACAGGGAGACTAAGTTCTCCAGTTCTGATAGAGCCTTGACTATATTGCCACCGGCAACGCCATATCCTAACTGATTTATCGGAGATATAATATTGAAATTCATACCGCAGCCGCCTCCACAACGTTAGAATTTATTAACCCTTTCCAATAAGAAAGTTTGGCTTTATCAAAATTAAACAGTTCTTCTTTGGAAAAATATGTCTCGTACTGTTCCTTGAGAAGACCGGGGGTTACGTCATGCCACTGGTTAACTACAAGCATAGGAAGCCCTGAAAAATATCTCACAAGAGGGCAGTCTCTAACTATGGGTATTGAGCCTAGATACAAGGTTTCCCAAAATCGATAAGTATCAACGCCATTCCCCTGCGGACAGAAAACATAAACATGTTGTGCGATTTCATCTAAAAATTCTTCAACCTCAAGCTCTGGAGTTTCTCTAACCGTTGTCCAAGGAAGTTCTCTGGCGATAAATTGTGATTTAAGCCTCCACCGTTCGTCTGTGTAGTTTTGCCAATTAATATACGCAAGGTTTTCCTTGTCTTCAAAGTCATACCTCTTGATAGTCGGTATAATTTCGGAAGCGCCTTGATTAACACCGAAAGGCAACCCTACAATGTTGTCTTCCTGCACCATCGTGTTTGATAGATACCATTTCTTAATATTGCTCGGTATGCTCGACATGGTTTCTGATGTAAAAGTATCTATTTTTATGGAATACTTATGTCGTATGTCGCACACCTCTGGCCTACAGCGAGGAGGAATTGTTAAAAATGAATAGCCAGCTTCTTGCCATCGGCCTAGCTGATTGTGCAGGGAGGGAAAATGCTTGATTATGTCAATCGACACCGGATGCTCTTCCTGTAAAGCAAGCCCAAAGTCGCTAAACCCGCTAACAACCACGTATTCCTTATCTGTTTTTTTGCACTTCTCAAAAAATTCAGGTATCCATTCCATGTTGCAGTACACGATTCCTGCGGGTGGAATGTCCTCCTCGCCTGTATAAGCTACTTCGTAGTTCACATCGAACATATCCATCCAAGACTTGACTTCTATGATATCTTCTCTTGTTACCTGCATGATTCCTCGCCTTTTTGTGTGGAACACCTTTGTAGTATTATACCCTGCCCGTTCTGTTCAAAAGCTTCTTTACGGGCTTCAAAAAATAATGTCCGATGAATCCTCCAATTCTATTCATTCCCAGAGAAGTTCTAAGTTTGTTTTCTAGTCTGGTTAGCGGACATATTTCTCTAGTGAAAGTAACTGTTAATATAAAGCTGTTTAGGGGCATCCATATCCATAAATCGTATAGGAATGGCAGAATAAAGAAGGCCGCAATATTGACCAGTATCACAAAGGCATGGAACCCAATTAGAAGATAAAGCAGCACCTTCTTCACGTCATCTATTCTTTTTGGTTTCTTGCTGTATAAAGCTTTAAGCATTTCTAGACTGACTTTAAGTGAGTCGTTGTCAGTCTTCTGCCCAATCTCTTGTTCTAATCTCGCTGTAAGTTCTCTGGCTTGTTCTTCATCTAAATATTCGTCTAGTATTTCAACTATACTAAAAGCTTCTTGCTGACTAGTGGGCATGATTGCCTCCGATTAATTAACGTACTTTTATAATCTCAGAGTCCGTTTCAATCCAGCATCTAACACTGCCGGGTTCCGTCGTTTCTATCGGTGATTCCTTGTCGTAAATTATCTCACACGGACCATTAATTTTTATACGGTGGGCTTTAAATTTTGTTTCCCCGTCTTCTTGATTAACGATAACCGGTTTGTTTTCATTAAAGTTTTGATTAGCAGCAACCGTTGCTCGGCAGATAAACACCTTATTCACTTACAGCCCTCCCCTTAAGTTCTTCCCAGTCTTTTCCGGGCCTAGACATCAGGTTGGTGTTCCAAGCGCCCTCTATAGTATTAGCTTTTATACAAAGCGTTTGAGCTAGATGCATTAGGGCGTTTATATCTTTAGGAAAACAGCTTCCCCCAAACCCATAGTGGCCATCCGGGCCGGGAACAGCCCAGTGGCTTTGGCCGAGCCTTTCGTCATATAGCGAGTATTCAACCACCTTGTCGTAGTCTACATTTAAGCTTTCGCATATATTGTATATCTCATTTGCAAAAGATACCTTAACGGCCAAGAAGGAGTTGGTTAAATATTTCACCATTTCAGCTACAGTGGAATCTGTTTTTATTATATCTGCGCCGGGAAATATCCGCGAATAGAACTGCTTCAGCCTAGTTGTCGCTGGTCGGGGGCCGCCGAGAATAACTCTTTTAGTCCGCTCAAAGTCATCTTCAGCGTTTCTTTCTAAAAGGAACTCGGGATTGAAAACAATTTGAGAATCCTGACAAAGAGTTTGAAGGGTTTTTGTTGTGTTGGGTGGCACGGTAGACTTTATTACCACAATATTTTTTCTACCCGTGCTGCAAGCTTCCTGAACAACATCCTTGACTATTGATACGTCACAAGAGCCATCTTGTTTCATAGGTGTTGGAACACAAACAAAAATTAGCTCACACACTCTGGATAAATTCTCTATGTTTTTGTGTGTGGATAAATTTGTATGCGCTTTATCGTAAGTGTATACTTTGTAGTATTTGGAAAATACGTGTTTTAGAGCGCCGCCCACGAACCCCTGACCTATTATCCCAACGCTTTGAATTTTCATAATTTTTCCAAGGCCCCTCGTACATACCGACATGCCGCATCTGCATCTTCCTTAGAAAATGTCAGGGATGGCCTAAGCCTAATCGAACGGCTACCACACTTAAGAACTATCATATTTTCTTGTAGTAATTCCACCATCCTGTCACGAAGCTCTGAACTCGGTAAATCAAATGCTATCATTAGCCCCCTACCTCTTACATTATCTATTCCTTTCATGGTTCTCAGACGCCATAAAAGGTGTCTACCGACATTTTCTGCGTTTTCAACCAGCCCCTCCCTTTGAATGGCATCAACTATATAGACCAAGCGAACCATATCAACAATATTGCCGCCCCATGTAGAATTAATCCTACCGCTAGTGTTGAAGACATTGTCTTTTACCTCGTCGATTCTATCGGTAGAGCAGAAACCGCATACCTGAGTCTTTTTACCAAAGCACAACATGTCGGGAACAACGCCAAAATGTTCGTAGGCCCACATCTTTCCGGTTAAGCCCATTCCGGTTTGAACCTCGTCAAATATCAGAAGGCAATCGTTTTCATCGGCTATGCGTCTTAGATTTTTGAAGAACACTGGCGGGAAATGTCTGTCGCCACCTTCACCCTGTATGGGTTCAACTATGATTGCGGCTACTTCGCTGTGGATACGTTTCTCTATCTCTTCCCAGTTAGGTTCTACCGTTGTCCATCTAAACTTTGGGAAAAGAGCGGTTTTTTCTGGCGTCGTATTAGTTAGAGATAGGGTGTATCCTGTTCGTCCGTGAAAAGCGTTCTTTAAATGAAAGACATCTAGATTGTTAATGTCTACTGTGTGGCTATACCCCAGCTTCTTAGCTTTCCAGTCAAAGGCAGCCTTTAAAGCATTCTCAACACCAAGAGCGCCGCCATCTATAAAAAAGTAGTGCTTAAAATCGGGGGTAATCTCAGAGAACTTTTCTACAAAATCTGCATATTCCTCTGAGTACATATCGCTATTAGCCAGTTTTACCCTGCCAGCAACGCCCATTTCTGCTTGGGCTTTAATCAGCGCTGAATGCTTCCAGCCAAGAGGCTGGCTTGCAAATTGTGAATAGCAGTCTAGATACCTCTTGTCCGTATTTAAATCGACCACATAAGAGCCAAAACTACGTGTTTGGTCTACGACTATATGAAAGCCGTCAACCAATATGTTTTCTCTTAACGTTTCTATAACTTGAGAGTCAGGCATTTGGCTGCTCCCCCAGACTTTATGAATTCAGACAAGTCACACACCTCCTGTTTATATCCAGCAAAAGATAGGTGGCTATTCTCTGAAGGGGTTATAACTGAACCTTTTACGTTAATACTGTTGCAAATAAACTCATCGGCTTGGTCGTCGTGGACATTGAGAATATCAAGTCTGCCTCTATTGGTTCCAATTTTTATGAACTCGTCAATCATTATCATCTGAGAGTAGTCGGAAAACGCATCTTTAAAATAAACAACTCTATCATTCATCGGCATGAAGCAGGTGTCTAGGTGATAAAAATAGGGATTGATTAATTCACACGACACATAGTCAACGTTTAAAGTGTCCGCAATAATCTTATGCGCTGCTCGGTCGGTACGAAACCCATAACCAAGAAAAAGGGTGTCGCCTAAAAACAAGGCGTCACCCTCTCCTTCAAAACAGATGCTTTCTGGAAGCTCAATTACTCTATAGTCACTTTTCAAAAACCATTCTTTGTATAGCTGTTTTTCTCCCCGTCTCTCCTTGTGTTTAAAATTGGATAGGACTACAGTTTTAGTTTTTTTATGTACGAGACCGGCGTTGGCCGTAAACACCATATCTGGAAAATGAGGGTGAGGCTCTATATAACGAAGCTTTGCCCCAGATTCTGTTAGCTTGTTGCAAAGATTTAACCACTGCTTGCTAGCTTTTTGGGGGTCTGCGCCATTATCTATGCGCATCCAAGAATTAATCTCATAGCTGATATCGAAATATCTTGGATTGCATACTAGAATCTCATTCATCAGTTCCCGTTGTCATACCTTGTGGAAAGTTAAGTGAGTCTCCATGATTAACAGTCCAAGAAACTTCGTGAGTAACAGACCTAAAGGTTCGAGCGGCACTAGGCTGTCCGTTACCAGACTTCTTTACTCCACCAAAGCCCAGATGGCTCTCAGCAGCAATGCTACCACCATTCCAATAACCCAGACCAAAATCACATTCGTTACGAATTCTTCTAGCAACCTTAAAGTTCTCTGTTACTACTCCTAGAGCAAGCCCATAATCAGTGTCGTTGTAAATACGAATAGCATCAGATACTGTGTCGTAAGGAATGACTGCCACATGAGGCCCGAATACTTCTTGTTTAAGATAGGGTGCATCTCTCCACTCCGTCTGATATACAGTAGGTGTTAAAAATAATCCATCCGAATGGCATCTAGTACCCATGAGCAGAACATCTGCCTCTGGGTCATCGTCAACCATATCGTTAAATTCCATCACTTTTTCTAGCTGCTTTTTATTGATTAGAGGGCCGTAAAAAACATCCTCATCAAACGGGTCTCCCGTTACGAGGTCTCCGCTCTTGTTGGCAAATTCGTCTGCAAATTTGTTGTATAGAGAACGATGAACAATTAACCTGCTAGCGGACACACAGCGTTGACCAGATAGTTTGTAAGCGCTGGCCAAGCATGCGGCCATTGCCATGTCATAATTTGCGTCTTCATGAATAATTACCGCCGATTTACTTCCCATCTCACAGGAACAGGTTTTGTGCCAGCTTTCAGCACAAGTCTTTCTAACGTGCATCCCAACTTCCGCACTTCCAGTAAAGCAAATGTGGTCTACGTCTCTATGGATTAGTTCGTCGCCAGTCCGTCCGTCTCCCTGAATCATGCTGAATACACCGGGAGGAAACCCAGCTTCATGATAAAGTTCTGCTGTTAGTTGACCAGCCCAAGGCACATCTTCGCTGGGTTTAAGAATTACAGTATTGCCTTCAATAAGAGCAGGAGCAGCGCACCAAAAACCACCAATCGCAAAAGGAAAATTAAAAGGCGCAACGATTGCAATGACCCCTTTTGGCTTCCTAAGCATAAACGCATCTTTTTCTGGCAACTCCGAAGCAATTGCTTCACCATAAGGCATCCTCCCTGTACTAAACGCATACTGCGCCATATGCAAAGCCTCGTTGACCTCCGCAATAGACTCGTTATAGACCTTGCCTGTCTCCAGACTAATCACTCTGGCGATTTCTTCTCGTCGTTCTTCGACCAAACCGGCTAGGTTTAGAAAATACTCTGCCCGCTGGACCCTACTGTATTGTCTCCATCCTTCAAAAGATTCTCTAGCTGTTTGATAAGCACTATCTATATCAGCAGTTGATGACTGCGGAAAAGACCCTAGAATTTTTCCAGTAGCGGGATTTGTACTATCAAAATATTCTACGTTTGTTGGGTCAGGGGAGAAAAATTGACCATTAACGTAGTTAGCACCCTGTACGATTTGATGTGTTGTCATTTTACTTCCTTGGTAGATTCCATAAGATTTTTAACTGAGTTCTCACAGAAGCCCTTATTGCCTCTTTGTATAAGTTCTATTATCATTCCGCCAAGATAATCCAACGGCTTGGTGAAAATTTGTCTTAAGTCATCTTCTGGGCAGTCTATAATGTCTTCTGTAAGAAATTCTACGCCTAGACTTTTCCACTCTTCTACAAGGGTGTCTATTTTTCTAGTCCTGTAGGCTATATGATGTATTCCACCAACCCCACCACGAGATTCAACCCAGTTGTCTATGATGGAACCAGAAGTGCCGTCAGATATAAAAATTTCTGGGCCTTCACGAACCAAAACCTCTGGCTTAACTGGGGGTCGGAGGGCGTAGCACTTCGCCTTGGAGCCATCATCGAATTCTATATCGAATTCGGTGCCAACTTCATAATTGAACATCGACTTAAAAAACTCAGCGGCCTTGTGCCGGTCTTTAACCCTGTAGGCAATATGGTCTAATCTCATTTTTGAACCTTGAGATTATAGGCAATCCCCTTGCCGCCAGTATCCAATTCTTCTACTACAACGTTTCCATATCTATCCCTTCCCTTAAGATTATCTATCTCCTTCCATATTTGAGACCATCCTTCTTCTGTGTCGCCTTCAACCCTAGCGGCCTTGTCGTCTATATACATAATGCCAGCTAGCTTGCCCATGTGCGCATGATGATATTTAACACCGTGGTCTTCTAACCAATCTGTCCACTCCCTGTATCCTCTCTCATACTGCCTGTGTATGTTTCCGTTCTCTCTGTCGCCATATCGCGCAGTATAAAGAACAATCTCATACCCCATGTCGTATAGTTTGTTTACTTGGTCGATGCCGTGCTGAAGCGGGCCAGCTTTAGAATAATCACCACCGTGATTCTTGTCTGCTATAACTCCATCACAATCTACTATTAATCTTTTACTGCTGTCTGGCATATTTGAAGCTCCTTGTCAGCCAGTGTATGTTGTTCTTGCCGTAGCTACTTAACGTGCTTTTTTTGTCTCTGTTCTTTCCAGAATTTAAAAATTTTTCTTCCACTCTTATTACTCCGCAGGAAAAAGTTTTGTCGTTTATTTCCAGAAGAAGAAGAATAGATTTGTTCCGTATTTGTTTAGGAGAAATCATCCAATTTTTTCTGACCGTAGTTTTAATATCGAACTCCAACCCATCAAGTAGACAGTCACAGTTTACACCCTGACGAGCCGAAAGTTGTTTTCTTATATGTTCTTCTACCCTTGCTCCTACCAAAGTCTTTCCAAGAGGGTCTAAGTCCTCTATACTATTCGCCCCAAACTTCGCTTCACGCACAGCATCAGAAATAGCCGTAGAAATCTTGCCTGTAAAATCTTTAGTTCTTTCAACTATCGCTGAAAATTCTTCGACCTTGGGTTCTTCTTTTTCCCACAAGAAAAGTTGTTTCATTTTATTAAATACCCTTGGCAGGACTCGAACCTGCGACCCTCGGATTAGAAATCCGATGCTCTGTCCAACTGAGCTACAAGGGCGGCTATTATCCCCGTAGCTGTTTTAATATTTCCCTTGCGTCG